CATACGAAGACTTGATGAACTTCAGCTCTGGAATTGTTTTTCTTACTATCCTGCTGTTACTTCTTGGGACATTTTAGAATCGCAAGCCGGTAAGTATATCGGAAAAGATAAAAAATGGCACCCAGGAAAATATTTATTTACTATTGACTTTGCACATCCAGAAGCTAACATACTTGACACTGATCATTCAGAGATTCCGCACGAGCATAAGTGCGCTCACATTATTGCATTAGACGATGGCAATTTTGCAGCACAACCAAACAATAGATGTATATGGGACATACCTTCTTTCACGGTGAAAGATAACATCCCTGACTGGAAAGTGCAGACTTCTGAATGGAATGTAGAAGATAGTAGAGCATG